ATGAGGGATATTTCAGCCCGTGAGCTGAAAGGACATAACATTCTTGCCGTGGAGCGTTTTCAGGATAACACTCGCCGGATGATTGAGTTTTCTGTCCTGCGTTCCTGCGCCTACGGCAGTCCCGGTGATGAAATGCGGCTGTTTCTTACGGAGGACGGCTATCAGGCCGCCCTCGTAAGCCAGAAGCGCCGGGAAATCAAAATCAGGCGGCACGCCCGTATCATCGAGGGACACATCCTCGATTTTAAGCCGGACAAGCACCGCCGCCACTCATAAACAAGCCATTACTGCGAAAGGAAAGGATTGAAATGTGCACTGTAAAGGAAATCCGGGAAGCAATCCGGGAGGATTGTCGTTCCCAGCATGATATGGAAACCGCCGACATTGACCGCATTTTCCAGACGCTCCCGTTTTCACAGAGGAATAGCCTGCTGGATAAACCGCCCATGCCTAAGCGCCCCTACCGGCGCAGGAAAAAAGAACAGAAATCGTGACCGCCACAATTCTTTTTACAGGAGTGTGGCGTTTTTCATACCCTGAGAAATTTGGAAGGAGTGAGGTCAATGGCCATATTTCGTATTGAACGAACCAGAGATTATACCGTGATGAGCAACCATCATTTACGCAACGGGAAGCTGTCCCTCAAGGCCAAGGGGCTGCTTTCCATGATGCTGTCCTTGCCGGAGGACTGGAACTACACCACCAGAGGGCTTGCGAAAATCTGCAAGGAGGGCGTGGACGCTATCGGCGGCGCGCTGCGGGAGCTGGAAACTGCCGGGTACATTGTACGCCATCAACTGCGGGATCGGCAGGGCCGGATCAGCGACACCGAGTATGTCATCTATGAGCAACCGCAGCCGAAGAACCCGGATACGCCCCAGCCGGATACGGCTTCACCAGATACGGAAAACCCGGATATGGAGAAACCGGATACGGAAAAGCCCGCAGAATTAAATATAGAGAAATCCAATACTCAAAAAATAATAACAGATGGATCAAGTATCGATTCTATTCCCTTCCGGGAGAAAACGGCGGCAAGACTGCCGGAACGGAAAGGAAGGGATGCGATGTCAGTCTCCGAGATAGAAAATTATCGGGATTTGATTTTAGAGAACATTGAGTATGACTACCTGTGCAGGGAGTTTGCTACCTATCGGGAGGATTTGGACGAGATCGTGGAGCTGATGGTGGAAACCGTCTGTGCCAGACGCAAAACCACCCGGATCGCTGGCAGCGACTTTCCCCATGAGGTGGTGCGCTCCCGTTTTTTGAAGCTGGACAGCGAACATATCCGGTTTGTCATGGACAGCTTGCAGAAAAACACCACCGAAGTCCGCAACATGAAGCAATACCTGCTGACGGTGCTGTTTAACGCTCCCACCACCATCAGCAACCACTACACTTCACAGGTCAATCACGATATGAACGCAGGCGGCTGGTAAGGCCGTCTTTTTTCATCCCACAACAATGTCTTTTACAGGAGGTTACGCTATGAATCAGATGGAAATTTTCAGCAATCAGGAGTTCGGCAGTATCCGCACTTTTGAGCAGGACGGCAAAGTGCTGTTTTGCGGAAAGGATATTGCGAAAGCACTTGGATACCAACGTACCGCTGATGCCATCACAGCCCACTGCAAAGGGGTCTGCGTTTTACCGACCCCTTCTAACGGCGGTATTCAGCGAATGAAATTTATTCCCGAAGGCGATGTGTACCGCCTAATCGTTCACAGCAAGCTGCCCTCTGCGGAACGGTTTGAACGCTGGGTATTTGATGAGGTGCTGCCCTCTATCCGAAAACACGGGGCTTACATCACCAGAGAAAAGCTGTGGGAGGTTGCCACTTCCCCGGAAGCCATGATGAAACTCTGTTCCGACCTGCTGGCCGAGCGCGAGGAAAATGCGGTGCTGCGGAAAGAAAACGCCATGCTGGAGGGCAAGGCAGCCTTTTATGACCTGTTTATCGACCTCAAGCACAGCACCAACCTCCGCACCACCGCCAAAGAACTGGTTGTGCCGGAGCGCCGGTTTGTCCGATTCCTGCTGGAACAGCGGTTTGTGTACCGCGCCCCGTCCGGGAATGTGCTGCCTTATGCAAAGCCTGCCAACGACGGCCTGTTTACCGTTAAGGACTACTGCAATCATGGGCATACCGGCTCCTATACACTGGTAACGCCCCAGGGCAAGCTCTTTTTTGCCCAGCTGCGGGACAGCATCCTGCTGATGATATGATGATGCGGTATCTTCTGCGGCGGCTGGTGGTTCCGCCTTAAATTTTCTGACCCATCCCTGCAAAATCTGCGGAAAGGAGGCGTTATCCCATGCAGGAAGAAGTGGAAAACAGGACTTTAACGCTGGTAGTCAACGGCACAAAGTTCACCGGGCGGCTGTTTAAGGCCGCCATTTGTAAATACCTTGCCCACTGCAAGGAAAAGAAGCTGAATAAGCAGCGAAAACGGGAAATCCCAGTCAAACCCCAGGGCAAGCAGACGGTCAAGCAGCTTGTAGGGCAGAATCAGGGCGTATCCAACATTGAGATCACCGACCCCTCCATCAAGGAGTTTGAAAAGATTGCCCGGAAATACGGTGTGGATTATGCGGTGAAAAAAGACCGCAGCACCTCCCCGCCCAAGTACCTGATCTTTTTCAAAGGTCGGGATGCGGATGCGCTGACCGCCGCCTTTACTGAGTACACCGGCAAAAAAGTGAAAAAAGCAGAGAAAACAGAGCGTCCGTCTGTGCTGGCAAAGCTGAACCAGTTCAAAGAGCTGGTCAAAAATGCCGTGGTGGATCGCACCAGGCGAAAGGAGCTGGAACGATGAAAAAGCAGCTTGACATCAAAAAGCTCCTGATTTTGAACCTGCCGTATATTCTGATGGGACTGTTTGCCACCAACTTCGGAGAAGGATGGCGCAGGGCGCAGGGCGCGGACGCTTCGGCAAAAATGCTCTCGTTCTTCTCCACGCTGCCGGTGGCGCTGGCAAGCTGGTGGCCCAGCCTGCACCCGCTGGATTTACTGGTGGGTCTGTGCTGTGGTGCTGGCCTGCGGCTGGCGGTCTATCTCAAGAGCAAGAACGCCAAAAAGTATCGCCACGGCATGGAGTATGGTTCTGCCCGCTGGGGAACCCATGAGGACATCGCTCCTTACATCGACCCGGTGTTCCAGAACAATGTGATTCTGACGAAAACCGAGAGCCTGACTATGAACAGCCGTCCCAAAGACCCCAAGACTGCCAGAAACAAAAATGTGCTGGTGATTGGCGGCTCCGGTTCCGGTAAGACCCGGTTCTGGCTGAAACCGAACCTGATGCAGATGCACAGCTCTTATGTGGTCACAGACCCCAAAGGCACCATCCTGGTGGAGTGCGGCAAAATGCTCCAGCGAGGCACCTCCAAGCTGGGCAAGGACGGCAAACCCATGAAGGATAAGCACGGCAAGGTCATCTATGAGCCGTACCGGATCAAAGTCCTCAACACCATTAACTTCAAGAAGTCCATGCACTATAACCCCTTTGCCTACATCCACTCGGAGAAGGACATCTTGAAGCTGGTCACCACGCTGATCGCCAATACCAAGGGCGAGGGCAAGGCCGGGGACGATTTCTGGGTCAAGGCGGAAACGCTTTTGTACTGCGCCCTTATCGGGTATATCCACTATGAGGCCCCGGTGGAGGAACAGAATTTTTCCACCCTCATCGAGTTCATCAATGCGATGGAGGTCCGGGAGGATGACGAGGAGTTCAAAAACCCCGTTGACCTGATGTTTGACGCGCTGGAGGCAGAGAAGCCCAACCATTTCGCTGTCCGCCAGTACAAAAAGTACAAGCTGGCAGCTGGCAAAACCGCAAAATCCATCCTGATTTCCTGCGGTGCGCGCCTTGCTGTGTTCGACATTGCGGAGCTGCGGGAGGTCACTTCCTACGACGAGCTGGAGCTGGACACCCTGGGAGACAGGAAAACCGCCCTGTTCCTCATTATGAGCGACACGGACGATAGCTTTAACTTTTTGATCTCCATGTGCTACACCCAGCTGTTCAACCTGCTGTGTGAAAAAGCGGATGATGTTTACGGCGGCAGACTTCCGGTCCATGTGCGCTGTCTTATCGACGAGTGCGCCAACATCGGCCAGATTCCCAAACTGGAAAAGCTGGTGGCCACCATCCGAAGCCGTGAGATCTCCGCTTGTCTGGTGTTGCAGGCGCAAAGCCAGCTCAAAGCCATTTACAAGGACAACGCCGATACCATCATCGGCAATATGGATACCTCCATTTTCCTGGGCGGCAAGGAGCCGACTACCCTCAAGGAACTGGCTGCCGTGCTGGGCAAGGAAACCATCGACACCTACAACACCGGAGAGAGCCGTGGGCGGGAAACTTCCCACTCGCTCAATTATCAAAAATTAGGGAAAGAGCTGATGAGCCAGGACGAGCTGGCCGTCATGGACGGCGGCAAGTGCATCCTTCAGCTGCGCGGTGTGCGCCCTTTCCTTTCGGATAAGTACGACATCACCAAACACCCCAATTTCAAATACACAGCCGATGCAAGCGACAAGAACGCTTTTGACATTGAAGCATTTCTGTCCACCCGGCTGAAGCTCAAGCCCAATGAGGTCTGCGACGTGTACGAAGTAGATACAGAGGGTGCTTAAATCTGTTCCGCTGTGAAAGGAGTGGTCTTATCTATTCGCCGCAACTGCCCTTTTGGGACCATTGGCGTACAAGGCGGACAGTCACCAAAAAATAATGAAAAAAGGAGGACAGCCGGAATCAGCCCCCGGAAACCGGGCGGCGGATTGTCCGGCTTTTGTATGCCTATGAATGACTGAAACTTTATCAAAACGATTCCGGCTAACTATAATTTATGGCATTTTTTAATCAGGCAATCACCGTTTTGCAGACTCTCGTTATCGCTCTGGGCGCTGGTCTCGGCATCTGGGGTGTCATCAACCTGCTGGAAGGTTACGGAAATGACAATCCCGGCGCTAAAAGCCAAGGCATGAAGCAGCTCATGGCTGGCGCTGGCGTCGCCGTGGTCGGCATGGTCCTCGTACCCCTGCTCTCCGGTCTGTTTACCGTCTAAACTGTCCCTGGAAAATCCTTGCCCCTCCCGTAATAATCGGGAGGGGCTGAAAGGAGGTCGCACTGTATGGATTTTCTGCTGGACGCGCTTACTGAGTGGCTCAAGGAAATGCTGGTAGGCGGCATTATGGGAAACCTGTCCGGGATGTTCGATTCTGTAAACCAGCAGGTCGGAGATATATCCGTGCAGGTTGGGCAAACACCGCAGGGCTGGAACGGCGGTATTTTCAACATGATCCAGAACCTCTCCAACTCCATTATGGTTCCCATCGCCGGTGTGATTCTGGCGATTGTAATGACGCTGGAACTAATCCAGATGATTACCGATAAAAACAACCTGCATGATGTGGATACCTGGATGATTTTCAAGTGGGTGTTCAAGTCAGCCGCAGCCATACTCCTTGTCACGAATACATGGAATATCGTCATGGGCGTGTTCGATATGGCGCAGAGCGTGGTGGCACAGGCATCCGGGATCATTTCTTCGGATGCCGCCATTGATATTTCCTCTGTCCTTACGGACATGGAACCCCGGCTGATGGAAATGGATTTGGGTCCGCTGTTCGGGCTTTGGTTCCAGAGTATGTTTATCGGCGTTACCATGTGGGCGCTGTATATCTGCATTTTCATCGTGATTTATGGCCGTATGATAGAAATTTGCCTTGTGACATCCGTTGCGCCCATCCCCATGGCTGCCATGATGGGCAAGGAATGGGGCGGCATGGGCCAGAACTATCTGCGCTCCCTGCTGGCGCTGGGATTCCAGGCATTTCTTATCATTGTCTGTGTGGCGATTTATGCTGTACTGGTGCAGGGCATCGCTACCGAGGAAGATGTGATTATGGCGATTTGGAGCTGTGTGGGCTATACGGTTTTACTGTGCTTTACCCTCTTTAAGACCGGAAGCCTTGCAAAAGCTGTATTCCAGGCTCATTAAGGAGGAGGGAGTTTCTATGGCCTATGTACCTGTACCCAAAGACCTGACGAAAGTCAAAACCAAGGTTGCTTTCAACTTAACCAAGCGGCAGTTAGTCTGCTTCGGCGGAGGGGCGCTTTTGGGCGTACCGCTGTTCTTTCTGCTCCGTGGCTCTGCCGGGAACAGTACGGCAGCCCTGTGCATGATGTTCGTGATGCTGCCTTTCTTCCTGCTGGCGATGTACGAAAAGCATGGTCAGCCGTTGGAAAAGATCGTGGGCAATATCATCCGCGTCACGGTGATCCGCCCCAGGCAGCGCCCCTACCGCACCAATAACTTCTATGCCGTGCTGCAGCGGCAGGCAAATCTCGACGAGGAGGTGTCACACATTGTTTACGGCAATCAAACGCTGGCTGCACCGGCTGTTCGGAAAAAACGAGGAAAAAGCTGTGCAGCCGGTCAAAACAAAGAAAAAGCTGTCCCGCGCCGACAGAAAGCAGATTGAAGCTGCGATTGCCCGCGCAAACCGCACGGACAAAAAGGAAAAATCGGCACAGGACAGTATCCCTTATGAACGAATGTGGCCGGACGGTATCTGCCGGGTATCAGACGGTCACTACACAAAAACCATTCAATTTCAGGACATCAACTATCAGCTCTCACAGAACGAGGATAAAACCGCGATTTTCGAGGGCTGGTGCGATTTCCTCAACTACTTCGACAGCTCGATTCAGTTTGAGCTGTCTTTTTTGAACCTTGCAGCATCGGAGGAAACCTTTGCCCGCGCCATCAACATCCCTCTCCAGGGGGACGATTTTGACAGCATCCGCATCGAATACATGACCATGCTGCAAAACCAGCTGGCAAAGGGAAATAACGGCCTGATCAAAACCAAGTATCTCACCTTTGGCATTGACGCGGACAGCATCAAGGCGGCCAAGCCCCGTCTGGAGCGCATTGAGACCGACATTCTCAATAACTTCAAGCGGCTGGGCGTGGCGGCGGAAACGCTGGACGGAAAGGCGCGGCTTGCCCAACTGCATGGTATCTTCCACATGGACGAGCAGCTGCCGTTCCGGTTTGAGTGGGACTGGCTCCCCTCCAGCGGCCTGTCCACCAAGGACTTTATCGCCCCCAGCTCCTTTGAGTTCCGCACCGGCAAGCAGTTCCGCATGGGCAAGAAGTACGGAGCCGTCAGCTTCGTACAAATTTTGGCCCCAGAGCTGAATGACCGGATGCTGGCCGATTTTCTGGATATGGAATCCAACCTGATTGTCAGCCTGCACATCCAGTCAGTGGATCAGATCAAGGCCATCAAGACGGTCAAACGAAAAATCACCGATCTGGATAAATCCAAAATCGAGGAACAGAAAAAGGCTGTCCGTGCCGGGTACGACATAGACATCATTCCCTCCGACCTTGCCACTTATGGTGTTGAGGCCAAAAAGCTCTTGCAGGATTTGCAGAGCCGCAACGAGCGAATGTTCCTTGTTACCTTCCTGGTGCTGAACACGGCGGATAACCCCCGCCAGCTGGACAACAATGTGTTCCAGGCAAGCTCCATCGCGCAGAAATACAACTGCCGGCTGACAAGGCTGGACTTCCAGCAGGAAGAAGGGCTGATGAGCTGCCTGCCTTTGGGTCTCAATCAGATCGAAATTCAGCGGGGGCTGACCACCAGTTCCACGGCTATCTTTGTGCCGTTCACCACACAGGAATTATTCCAGAACGGTAAAGAGGCGCTGTACTACGGCATCAACGCCCTGTCCAACAACCTTATCATGGTGGACCGCAAGCTGCTGAAAAACCCCAACGGCCTGATTCTCGGTACGCCGGGTTCCGGCAAGTCCTTCAGCGCCAAGCGCGAGATCGCCAACTGCTTCCTGCTGACTTCCGACGAGGTGGAAATCCTGGATCCGGAAGCGGAATATGCCCCGCTGGTGGAGCGTCTGCATGGGCAGGTTATCAAAATTTCGCCCACTTCCACCAACTACATCAACCCCATGGACCTGAACCTGGACTATTCGGATGATGAAAGCCCGCTGTCCCTCAAATCCGACTTCATTCTCAGCCTGTGCGAGCTGATCGTGGGCGGCAAGGAGGGCTTGCAGCCGGTGCAGAAAACCATCATCGACCGCTGTGTGCGGCTGGTCTATCAGGACTATCTCAACGATCCGCGCCCGGAGAATATGCCCATTCTGGAGGATTTGTATAATCTCTTGCGGGCGCAGGAGGAAAAAGAGGCACAGTACATCGCCACAGCGCTGGAAATCTATGTGACCGGCTCCCTCAATGTGTTCAACCACCGAACCAATGTGGACATCAACAACCGTATTGTCTGCTATGACATTAAGGAACTGGGCAAGCAGCTGAAGAAAATCGGGATGCTGGTGGTGCAGGATCAGGTGTGGAACCGCGTCACCATCAACCGCGCCGCCCACAAGTCCACCCGTTACTACATCGACGAGATGCACCTGCTGCTGAAAGAGGAACAGACCGCCGCCTATACAGTGGAAATCTGGAAGCGGTTCCGCAAGTGGGGCGGCATCCCGACTGGTATCACACAGAATGTCAAAGACCTGCTTTCCAGCCGTGAGGTGGAGAACATCTTTGGTGCGACACGTTGACGCACAAACATCACGCTATGAGGGTAATACTTCATAGACTTATGGCCATGTGATGCTAAAAGCGTCGGGCTTATCTCGGCAGGGATGAGCAACAACTGATAACCCGATAGGTAGAATGAAGGAGTAACGCCCTGAAATGCCTACTCTGATACTTCGACCGGCTTCGGCTGTAATGGCTGGAGTCTGGAGCTCGATAAAGTCGGCGGAAGTTTGTCGTAACAGCGTGGCAACACGGCTGACGAAAGTGCAGTAGAGGTACTGTATGCAGATGACACGCCGGGAGTCTATAAAATATCTATGGTGAGAATGTCTACGACGGACTGACGAAAACCGCGAATGTACGGGTCTAGATGTTTACCGTATAGAAATGTACGGACACTTAAATGTGGGTCAGTGCGGTAAAGTAAAAATCGAAAATATGAAATTCCGTATTGTGTTGCAGGCACAATCAAGCTGACAGGACTATAGCGGACACCTAAGGATATATGTACAGATAGGGTTATCGGAACGTGGAAAGGTACAGAGTTGCTCATAAGCAATCTGCGGACGAATCATATAAGCCGCTTAATCTGTGCTGAAAAGCGAAGCTCGAACCTATGACAGCCCAACGAAAAAGGCGGGCTTGAGGAATGGGCTTTAGTCGGTTAGAAACTATTGTTGTCATTCAATCGTATAAGGATTACGAGTAAGACAAAAAGGGACACTTTCCCGCGAAAGGAGAGTGATGCCTTATGACCAGAAAAAAGAAACAACTGCTATGTGAGGAAAATCTGCGACATAACGAGTATTACGGAATGCAAGATACCTTCGATAATCTATATGCTGCCAGTAAGAATGGTGAGGTGTTTACAGACCTCATGTCTATCGTCCTTCAAAGGGAAAACATTCTGCTGGCATACAGAAATATCAAGAAAAACACAGGAAGTAAAACGTGTGGAACAGATAAACTCACAATCAGGGACATTGGAAAGTGCTCCCCTGATGAAGTAGTTGAAAAAGTGAGATTTATTGTAAACGGAAGTGAGCATGGTTATCGTCCTAAGCCAGTCAGGCGAAAGGAGATACCGAAGCCATACGACCCGAGCAAGACAAGACCCTTAGGCATTCCATGCATCTGGGACAGGTTAATCCAACAATGTATTAAGCAGGTAATGGAGCCGGTATGTGAAGCTAAGTTCAGTGAGAACAGCTATGGCTTTAGACCGAACCATTCCGTAGAAAACGCTATTGCCAGAAGTTATAAACTGTTACAGCAAGCAAACCTGCACTATGTCATTGAATTCGATATTAAAGGATTTTTTGACAATGTGAACCATGCAAAGCTGATTCGGCAGATTTGGGCAATGGGGATTCACGATAAGGCGCTTATATTTGTGCTTCGGAGAATACTGACAGCACAGATAAAACTTGAGGACGGAACATTTATTACGCCTGATAAGGGAACACCACAGGGTGGAATCATTTCTCCACTCCTTGCAAACATCGTTCTTAACGAACTCGACCACTGGGTTGAAAGCCAATGGCAATGGAGTCCGATATGCAAAAGAAATGTCAGACCTGAAAACGGGTACAGACAGGCGAAAAAGTCCAACCTCAAAGAGATGTTCATTGTTCGATATGCGGACGACTTTCGGATTTACTGTAGAACGAAAGATACTGCTGAACGGACAATGCACGCAGTTATACAGTGGTTAAGAGAAAGGCTGAAACTGGAAATCTCAGAAAAGAAAACAAGGATTATCAATGTCAGAAATCATTACTCAGACTTCCTTGGGTTCAAGATGAAAGTTCACAGGAAAGGCAACAAGCTGGTGGTAATTTCATACATCGCTGATAAGAATTTTGACCACAAGCGCCAGAAGCTGAAAACACAGGCAAAACGGATTGTCCATCCCCGAAAAATCTATGGAGAACAGGGTGAAATCAGGCTCTATAACAGTATGGTCACAGGAATGCAGAATTATTACTGCATTGCCACCCATATCAACCATGATTGCGCAATACTAAATCGTGCAGTTATGACACTGCTCACAAATAGGCTTAGTACCCGTAACGGGAATCGATTGGTTAAAACCGGACGGGAATTGACTGAGTTTGAAAGAAGCCGATTTGGAAAATCCAAAATGATGCGATATGTTGCAGGCACAAATGAGCCAGTATATCCTATTGGCTACACGCAACACAAGAATCCTTTATTCCGTAAAAAAACATGGAATTACTACACTCCAGAGGGGCGGGAAGGCATTCACAATAACCTACGAATCAATATGGCCATTCTGCTCTCGCTTATGCGGAAGCCACCCTATGGCTATAGCGCGGAATATGCAGATAACAGAATATCACTATTCTCTGCTCAATGGGGAAAATGTGCTGTTACCGGTGAAGAATTCTCAAGTACACATGAGATTCACTGTCATCACAAACTGCCCCGGTATCTTGGAGGCGATGATTCCTATGGGAATCTTATTTTAGTGAAGGATTCTGTACACAAGTTGATTCATGCCATCAATGCAGATACAATCGCAAAATATTTGGAACTCCTACAGCTTGACAAGAGCCAGCTCAAAAAGGTAAATACGCTCCGTGAGTTGGCGTCTCTGCCGTTAATCTAATCTCTCACTAATCAACACAACACAGTATTTCTATGACAGGTTTGATTGTTTAGACAACGAAATCTACTAACCGATGGAACGCCGTGTGCGGTGAAAGTCGCATGCACGGTGTGAAGTGGGGGAAAAGCCTGAGATGATATCAGGGGCTTACCTATCACTATAAAACTCCGACTTCGTGTATATGCTCAACCAGGCGGGCGGAGACCGGCAGATTCTTGCCAAACAGCTGGGCATTTCCCCGCACCAGCTATCCTATGTGACCCACTCCGGCGAGGGCGAGGGACTTTTGTTCTACGGCTCCACCATCCTGCCTTTTGTGGACCACTTCCCCAAGAATACGGAACTGTACCGTATCATGACCACCAAGCCGTTGGACTTAAAAAAGGAGGATGAACAGCATGACAAAGAAAGAAATTGAAAAAGGCGCAGGTCTGCTTCTGGCCGCTGTCAGCGGATGTGAGCAGATGGTGGAACTGCTTCGCGCCGCCGTCCATTACTGCTATGAGCAGGAAAAGACAGCAAAAAATCTCACGCCCAAGGGCTATGCCGGATTTACCCGGATTCACCATATCTGGACAGAGGGCATACCGGATGTTCCCAAGCTGTTTATGGGCAGCCCGATTCAGGATCGGGACATGGCAAGAGGAACCCTGATGGCGCTTTTCCTGTCCACAACGGTCTTTCCGGCAGAAACCATTCAGATTCCGGTATATGCGGAAACCTGTGTGCTGCTGGATGACCTGATGGCGGGTGGCTGGTATGCGTAAGGAACCGCGCCTGCGCTTTACAGACGAGGAACGGGCTGACCCGGCGCTGGAGAAGCCCATCCGTAAAGTAGACCGGGCCGCCGTCAAAGCAGACAAGGCGCAGGCGAAAATCCCGAAAAAGCAGGTGCGGCAAAAAGCGGTGGACCTGGGGACCGGCAAAGTGACTACCAAACTGGTGCTGGAGGACAAGAAAAAGCCGCCCTCCAAGCTGTCCCATGCGGTCCGGGATGCTCCGGGAGATGCGGCGCTGGGGAAACTCCACAAGGAAATCCGTGAAACGGAACAGGACAATGTGGGCGTGGAGAGCGCCCACAAGTCCGAGGAAGCTGTTGAAACCGGTGCGCGGCTGGTCCGGGAAGGCTACCGCAGCCACAAGCTGAAGCCATACCGCAAGGCGGCACAGGCGGAACAAAAGCTGGAAAAGGCCAATGTAAACGCCCTGTATCAAAAGTCCCTGCGGGAAAATCCCCAGCTTACCAGTAATCCGTTTTCACGCTGGCAGCAGAAGCAGGCCATCAAAAAGGAATACGCCGCCGCCAAGCGCGCCGGTCAAGCTGCCGGAAACACCGCCAACACCGCAAAAAAGACCGGCAAGGCCGCCAAGACGGTCAAGGAAAAGGCACAGCAGGCCGGAGCATTTGTTATGCGCCACAAAAAAGGCTTTTTGCTTGTGGGCGCGATTTTTCTGCTCATCTGCCTGCTGCTCAACACCATGTCCTCCTGCTCCATGATGGCGCAGAGCATTGGTTCTGCCATTTCCGGCTCTACCTATCCGTCGGATGACCTGGAGCTGGTGGCGGTGGAGGCCGATTACGCCGCCAAGGAAGCGGCGCTGCAAGCTGAGATCGACAACATTGAGATCAGCCATCCGGGATATGACGAATACCGTTATGACCTGGATATGATCGGGCATGACCCCCATGAGTTGGCGGCTTATCTGTCTGCTGTGTTGCAGGGCTATACTCGCCAGAGCGCACAGGCGGAGCTGGAGCGTGTGTTTGATGCACAGTATCAGCTTACGCTCACCGAGGAAGTCGAGGTGCGCTACCGGACGGAAACCCGAACGGACAGCGAGGGCAACAGCTATACCGTTGAGGTTCCCTACAACTACTACATCCTCAATGTGAAGCTCACCAGCAAGCCTATATCCTCTGTGGCTTCGGAGCTGCTGACCCCGGAACAGCTAGAGATGTATCAGGTGTACCGGCAGACACTGGGCAACAAGCCGCTGATCTTCGGCGGCGGTTCCACGAATACCAGTGATTCCGAGAGTTTGGAGGGTGTGGAGTTTGTAAACGGCACACGCCCCGGCAACCCGGAGCTGGTGGAACTGGCCAAACGTCAGGTAGGAAATGTGGGCGGTCAGCCCTACTGGAGCTGGTACGGATTCAATTCCCGCGTGGAATGGTGCGCCTGCTTCGTGTCCTGGTGCTACGGCCAGATGGGGCTGTCTGAACCGCGCTTTGCGGGCTGTCAATCCCAGGGTGTACCCTGGTTCCAGTCACATGGGCAATGGGGCGCGCGGGGCTATGACAACCTCGCCCCCGGCGATGCCATCTTCTTCGATTGGGACCTGGACGGCAGCGCCGACCATGTGGGCATCGTCATCGGCACAGACGGCAGCCGCGTTTATACCGTAGAGGGAAACAGCGGCGATGCCTGCAAAATCAGAAGCTACGATGTGAACTATGAGTGCATCAAGGGCTACGGCCTGATGAACTGGTGACAAATCTTTTGATAGGAGTGATTGATTATGGCTACGAAAATTGAACGCATTGACCGGGAAATTACGAAAACCCGTGAGAAAATCGCAGAGTATCAGGAAAAGCTGAAAACGCTGGAAGCGCAGAAAACCGAAGCGGAAAATCTGGAGATCGTCCAGATGGTGCGCGCCCTGCGGCTGACCCCGGAGCAGCTGAACGCTATGCTCTCCGGCGGTACGGTCCCCGGCATGGCCGCTGCCTCCGCCGACTACAACGAACAGGAGGACACCGCCCATGAAGAATAAGAGAATTTTCAAGACCTTTTCGGCCCTCTGCGCCGCCCTGGTGCTGATGATGGGCCTTTCCGTGACCGCCTTTGCCCAGGGAACGGAGCAGCCCCCGGCAGAGGATGCCACCAACGATGAAAATGTGGTGGTGGAAAAAACCGAGGACAGTCCTGCCCTGACCCCGGAGGGCAACGCGGCGCTGGTAGATGATTTCGGCGGCAACAAGCAGCTGATTACCGTCACCACCAAGGCGGGCAACTACTTTTACATCCTCATTGACCGGGCCAACGAGGACAAGGAAACCGCCGTCCATTTCTTAAATCAGGTGGATGAAGCTGACCTGATGGCGCTGATGGAGGATGGGCAGTCCGCCGAGAAACCACCCGTTGTCTGCAACTGCACAGAAAAATGCGAAGCCGGTGCGGTCAACACCAAATGCGAGGTGTGCAGTACGGACATGACCGGTTGTACCGGCAAGGAAGCGGAGCCGGAAACGCCTGCGGAACCTGCGGAGCCTGAGAAAAAAGAATCCGCAGGACTAAACCCGGTTGTCCTGCTGCTGGTGCTGGCTGTGATGGGCGGCGCTGCCTTTACCTATTTCAAATTCATTAAGGGTAAGGCCAACCACAAAAACAGCAGCAATCCAGACGATTATGACTATGAGGACGGCGAGGAACTGCCGGATGAGGAAGAAATCGAATTGGAGGACGAGGAATCGGGCGAGCCGGACGCTGACGGGGGCAGCGCAGAAGAAGATGACGAGGACAGCGTGAAATGACTCGTTTCACAGACAGTCCCTATGAACGAATGATGACACGCAGGCCGGAGGGCGGGAAGGAAACTTCCCGTCCTCCCTCTTTGCCCCAAAGCCACCCCTGTTATGGCTGCGGGAATTATGGAAGTCCCTGCGTGGGCATTTGCCACCGTGAGATGGAACGCTGGCTCAAAGAAAGGAAACGGAAAAAATGAGTATTCTGATTACATTTATCAAGCTGCTTGCGGTTTTTGACCTGCTGGTGATCGCCGCGTATTTTGGCCGCGACATTCTCTCAACTGTGTGGAGCAAATTTCGGAAAAAGCCCAGACGGGAGGAACCTTTTGATTTCTCCCTGGATGCCGCAGCGGTTCCCCTGTCCATAGATTCCATCCGTCAGCTTTATTCAGGAGACGCGGCGGATTTTGTGGAAGAAAGGCTCCTGCCGAATGCCGCACAGACAATGGCGGTTTTGACAGACCGGGAACAGACAGCCGCCCGCCTGCTTTTGTCTGCACTGGTAGGTTTTCTGGCAGAAGAAGCCCCAATGGATGAACGGAGCTTTCCTATCCATGAGCAAAATCACGATCCACGGCATTGAGCTTGAAATGAATATGCTCCGGGCCACGGACAATGAGCGCATCAGTAAAGCGATCGCCTCTGCAGGGCAGGCGGCAGACAAAGCTATGAGCTTCACCAACGAAGCCGCTGGCCTGCGTGAGATCTGCCGAATTGTCAGGCGGTGCTTCGACACTGCTTTCGGACCTGGTGTGGGGAAACAGGTTCTCGGCGACGATGACGTCGGCGTTGCGCTGGAAGCCTACGAATCCTTGGTGAATGAAGCTTCCCGACAGCGGGCTGAGTTTGAAGCCAAGGCCGAGGTGCTCCGCGCAAAATATTCACCCGAGCGCTCTCTCCGCGAGTGAGTCTGCTCATTGACCCCGCGCCGCACAGCGTCATGCTGAACGGTCAGGCATGGGATATCCGTACTGATTTTCGCATTGCATTACAGTTTGAATCGCTCATGCTTGACCGCAGCCTTGCGGCCCGGGAAAAAGTCATTCTGGCAATCAATCTGTTTTTCCCCAAGCTCCCTCCTTCTCCACTTGAAGCTCTCGATTCCATACGCTGGTTTTACGCTTGTGGAAAAGGCGACGAAAGCCAGTCGGACAGCGCTACAAAAGCCGCAAAACGCATTTACGATTATGATTATGACGATGCCTATATCTTTGCGGCTTTCCTATCTGATTACGGTATCGACCTCGAAGCCGTGCCGCATTTGCATTGGTGGAAATTCAAGGCGCTTTTTGATGCTTTGAAACCTGATAACACCATCTGCAAGATCATGGAATGGCGTGGCGCTGATACAAAGAAGATGAAAGGTGAGCAAAAAATCTTTTATCAGCGCATGCAGCGTCTTTACGCGCTCCCATGCCCGCGCGAAGAACGGGAAGTTCTTGATAAAATTACTCAGGCTCTCATTGATGGACGCAATTTGCCGGGAAATCTGGAAAACTTTTCCTGAATATGGTATCCTGTGTCCAGGAGGCGATTATGTGAAAAAGATTCTATCAGTATTCCTTGCTTTAATGGTATCCGCGTTTTTGTTGGCAGGCTGTGAGACTTCTCCATCTTCTATAAGTGCTTCAACGTCTGCCGAACAGCCTATCGCTGTTGAGCTTTCTGATTATTCCGATATCAACCAAAAAGTCCTTTCCAATGTCGAATTGATTTCAAGTGGGAATGAAATCTCTGGTCATTCTCCAGAGCTATCCATTGAAATTCAAGCAGTCGAGTTGTTTGATGGTGGAATCAATATTTCTCTGTCAGATAGTTATGGTACAGATATTTTTTGGCGTTATATGCTTGACGATAACCAGCTTGAGTATATTTCTTACCAATTCCAAGATGATATTAGTCCAGACGTCTATGCAGCAACGATTACGCGTACATACCTTTCACCTGATTTAGGATTTTCTGTTAGCGATATTTCTTACATTCTTGAACAAATCTCTGCTGGCGAATCCAACATTTCCGTTGGAGATTACGATATAAGATATGTCACTTTGGCAACAGCCGTTTCCTTTTCAAGAAAAAAGTAAATCTTCTAAAAACAAGGCGCACCCAAGCGGTGTGCCTTTCATTTTTGTCAAGGCCCCGGTTCTCAGCCGGGGTCTTCTTATTGCCATTTTTAAGGAAGTGAAACAAGCATGGCACAGCCGGACGGTACTCTAAAATACGATACCCTCATTGACAGTAACGGTTTTAAATCAGGGCTTGCAAAAATTTCTAACTTAGCAAAAACGGCTTTGCAAGGTGCGGCTACCTTACTCGCAAGCGCTACAGCCGCTCTGTCCGCTGGTGCTATGGCCGGTGTAAAATACAACGCTCAGATGGAGCAGTATATCACCAGTTTTGGGACCATGCTCGGCAGCGCGGAAAAGGCGCAGAACATGATCTCTCAAATTAAAAAGTTCGCTGCTGAAACGCCTTTTGAGCTGCCTGACCTCGCAAAGGGCGCGCAAACTCTGCTTGCTTTTGGTACAGCCGAAGAAAAAGTTCTGCCAATCATGAAAATGCTTGGCGATGTCTCCCAAGGCAACAAGGAAAAATTCGATGGACTTACTTTGGCCTTTGCGCAATGTCAATCTACTGGTAAGCTCATGGGGCAGGATCTCTTGCAGATGATAAATCAGGGCTTCAATCCCCTGAACGAAATCAGCAAGATGACTGGCAAAAGTGTTGCGCAGCTGAAAGAAGAAATGTCTAAGGGCGCTATCAGCGCCGAAATGGTTGCAGCGGCCTTTGAGCACGCCACAAGCGAAGGCGGCCAATTCTATAATGCCATGGAGGCACAGAGCAAAACTTTCAGCGGACAGCTCTCTACATTGAAAGACAATGCTCTTTCTTTGCTGGGTGAAATTACTGAAAGCTTCACCGGCAGTCTCAAAGATACCGCTTTGCCCCTCGTCAATGGCTGGATGACCGACCTCGCCGATGCTTTTCATCAAGGTGGGCACGAGGGTCTTGTTGTGGCCGCCGGCGATGTTATGAGCGACGCCCTCGTTACAGCCGCAGAGAATGCCCCTGGTACTGTCCAAGCGGCAGCAGGGCTTATTCGTTCCTTTGCTGCCGGTGTCTCTAAGAACAAAAAACGTATTTACTCTGCGGCTGTTGATATTGCCGCAACCCTCGGGAACGCTCTAGCGGACTTATTGCCTAAGAGTATCAGCGTTCCCGTCAAAAAGGCCATTTCCAGCGTACAAAGATCCTTTGAATCTGGCGGTCTGAAAAAAGCGGTCACAAGCGCCACTAAATTTATATCGGCTTTTGGTGACGCCGTCGGGGATGTCGCGGAAGTTGCATTGCCCGTACTCACAAAAGGGGTAGATTTGCTGGCCGATAATCTGGATGTACTTATCCCGATGTCGTTATCTGCTGCGGCCGCAGTAAAGGCAATGTCCATTGCGCAGAGTGTTTCGTCTGGTATAACCGCCTTATCTTCATCAATCAAAAATGCAACCGCTGCGGCAAATACAGTGCCGAAAGCTGCCAGCGCTATGAAGGGGCTCGCCGAGGCTATGAAAGCTGCATCTTCTTCGGGGGCTGGCCTTTCGGGCGTACTTGGCTCTATGATTGGACCGCAGGGGCTTATCATCCTCGGAGTCGCCGCTTTGGGCATATTTTCGGCCGCTGTGTACAAACACCTGAAAAAGCCTGTGGAGGATGTAAAGGATGGACTTTCGGACATGGGTGAATCCATGGCGGATTTTTACGACGATCTCAGTTCAGCCGAAAGCCATCTTTCTGACTTTGGGACGGCATTCGCTGCCCTGAACGACCAACAGCGCGAGCTTGAGGGCGCCGCTGCGGAAGTGCAGGCCAGCATCACTGCCACCCTCGAAAAAGGCGTAACAGAACGCGATGGGCTTACTCAAACGGACCTGCAAAATCTACAAGGTTACTATGACGAGCTGAACCGCATTTATGCTGAGCAGTTGGAGATCGAGCATCAAAAAACCGCTACCGTCGCCGAAATACAGTTGCAACAGGTTTCAAGCTATTCTGGCACAGCCGAACAACTCCGCACTGCAGGATTGGAAAGTCTAGCTACGCTTCGGGAACAAATCAACAATGAAATTGCGCTCATGGATGAACAGCTTACCGCAGAGACGGTGAATAGTCAAAATCGAATCGGCGTTGATGGCTGGACCCAACAGGAACACGAAAAATGGCTTGAATTACGTATTGCATCCGATCAGGCCCACAAGAGTGAGTTAGAGGCTCTGCTTGGTCAGATAGCATCTGTCTCTGCAAAAAAAAATGCGGAACAGCTCATGCAAGACGAAGCATTTAATGCTGCGGTCACCGGATACCATAGTAGTCTTGAAACTGAAATGCAGCGACACGCAGATCAACAAAAGTTTATTCGCGACACCATGTTTCTCGACACCGATCTTGCTAATTCCCAAATGATTACTGAGGAAATCATACATCAGCAAACCCTTAGTAGCATCTGGGCTACAATGACCAGTGACCTGAGCGACGAGCAGAAAGAACAAATCTCTGGTATGCTGATGTTCGCTGCCGAAACCAAACGCACCGGTGTAGTTCTCGATAAAGAAACCCAGGATGTCATTAAAATGATTCTAGATTCCTGGGAAACATTACCCCAGGAAGGGAAAGACACTGTTGCCAATCTGATAGACCCTATGCTTGAAGATATGGGTATCAAAGGTGTCAAATTGGAAGGTGCGTCGGAGGAACTCGGCAACAGCATTATAGATAGATTTCGTGAAGCCTGTGGCGTACGCTCTCCCTCTTGGAAAACCCGTGAAATCATGGATTACGTCATGCAAGGCGCAGAGCAAGGCCTTGACGGCCGCACACCTTCCCTACTCTCGAAAGCTGCGTCTATCGCAAATAGTATTATTAGCACTATCTCACAGGCATTCAAAGTACATTCCCCCTCCCGTGTTATGGAAGATATTTTCGGATATGTAATGGAAGGCGGTGAATTGGGCCTACTTGAAAACGCACCATCACTTTTTCGCGCAGCTGACAGCATTGCCGCCGGTGTGCTCTCTCGGTTGTCTATTGGCGACGCTGATAACTTCATCGCACACGCGCAGGGAATGGTACAACGTATGCGCTCTACCCCGGCTCTACGTATGTCTGCTTTGGGAACGCTGGCATCGCAACGCGAGACTCCTGCGTTCGCCCCAGGCGCAGGCGGCACCGTCACCAACCTTTATCAGACCATCAATACTCATGACAGCTTGTCGGAAAGCGAGCTTACGCGCGAAGCTGAAAATCTGTTGGAAAGGAGCCGGTGGAAAAACCCATGAACAGAGACACCATTTTCGTATACACTGCGGGGACCAACAGCGTTACCTTTGCCTATAAAAGTCCTCTCTGGGTCACCTCCATCACCGGCGCCTCGGGCAACGATGTCGCTGTCAGCGAATCCCAAGGGGCCGGGCAGGTGGGCAGCACCATCAGCAATCAATCCGTGCAACCGAGGGACATCACCATCAACGGTGCGGTCCTCGCCGCGGTGGAGGCGAACCGCCGCGGCATCCTGGCCTGTGTGCTGCCGGGCGTGACCGGGCGCCTGACCGTCATCCAGAACGGCGAGAGCTGGTACATCGACGGCGCGCCGAAACGGACGCCGGAATTTTCCGACGGCTCTGTTGTGCAGGACTTTCAATTTGTCTTGCATTGCCCCTACCCATACTGGCGCAGTACGGCGGACGGCAGCGCGCAGGTCGCGGGCCTTACAAAGCTGTTCCAGTTTCCGTGTTCGCTGGCAGGCACCTGGTATATCTCCAAATATTCGGACAGCCTGTTCACCGTCGTAAATAACGACGGCACGGCTGCGATGGAATTTGACGTCATATTCACCGCAGCCACCGAAGTAACAGACCCTGAATTTTACCATGTCGAGCGCGGCACCTTTATCAAAATCAATAAGGTGATGGCAGCCGGCGAAAAAATCACAGTCTCTACTGTCTATGGCCGTAAAGGCGTTACGCTCCAGCTCCCGGATGGCACCGAAGCTAACGGCTTCAAATATCTGGATGTCGGCAGCGATCTCAATATGCAGATGGCTCCCGGAACGAATACCATCCGCTGCGACGCGGCCAACAACCGGGAGGGGCTTCGCGTACAGATCATCATGCCGAAAGGGGTGGTTCCCGGGATATGACACTCTATGTGTACAACCCCGCCCGGGAGCGCATCGGGCTTGTTGAGGACGTTCGCAGCCTGCAATGGCTATCGGAGTACCAGGACGCCGGAGAAATCAAACTGGTGTGCAGCGCCACAGAGAAAAATCGCGCGCTGCTGGTTGACGGCAACCGCCTGTATTGTACGGAGCAGCCTGAAAGCGCCATCATCCGTCAAACGCAAATAGACGATGACGGAAAGGATGCAAAACTCACTGTGCGGGCCATGTTATCCGCAGCCCGCTGGGCGGACCGTGTCGTTATGGCCACAGAACAGGTGCACAACGCCGAAGCCGGTATGCTGTCCCTCACAACCAAACACCGCCGGGGGCTGCCCGGCATCACAGGCGCGGCCAAAGGCATCGCGGTCTCTCTCGATACGCAAATCACCTGGGGAAGTGTGCTGGATGCCGAAATCACCCTCGCTACGGCGTCAGGGTTGGGCTTTCGGGAGGTGTTTGCGCCTGATACGGGTACAGAGGCTTTCGAGGTCTACGAGGGCGTAGACCGCACGCAGGGCGCCGGGTACAACGGCTATTTTGGCGACGACATCGACAATATATCCAGCCTTAAAATTGTCCGTGGGTCGGATGGCTGGAAAAACTATGCGATCATCGGCGGGCAAGGCGAGGGCGTGAACCGAAAGATTGTGACGGCGAGCCTCGGCGCGTATACCGGCGACGATCTGCGGGAACTGTGGGTAGATGCCAAGGACATCGGCACGACCTACCAAATCGCCGCGCCGGACGGCAGCGGCGGCTATACATACACCGAGGCCACCTATACCGACGAAGAATACGCAGCCGTTCTGCAGGCCCGCGGGCTGGAAAAACTGGCGGAGAACCTGCAAACGCTGGAAGTCGATGCGTCCATCGGCCAGGGACTGATGGAGTATGGCCGAGACTACGCGCTCGGCGATATCGTGCCCCTCAAGCTCACCCGGTACGGCCTACGGCTGTCCGCGCGTATTTCGGCTGTTCGCACTATCTACGAGAGTACCGGCAAAAAGGTTACTGCGGTGCTCTCGGACTTCAACCTTACAAAGGAGGCTTTGAGCCGATGATCTGTTTTCCTCTCGACAATACGCCCTACGAAGCCAAGGATATGGGCACTTATCTCGCCACGCGCACGCGCGGCGTTTTTTCCTCTGACGGAAACCTCGCGGTTACCCCCGGCGAAAGCGGCCTGTCCGTATCCGTTTCCCCCGGCCTTGCTTGGCTCAAGTGGTCGGACTATTGGGGTACAGCCGCCTTGCAGGAGCAGGCACTCACTCTCGCTCTGGACACCGCCGACGGCGCACTCAAGCGCATCGACGCAATTGTATGCCGGCTCGATAAGGTGAACAATCGCGCCGAGATCGTGGTAAAAAAAGGCGCTCCATCTTCCGCCCCCATCGTGGTACCGCCTGTACGCGACGCCAATTACGACGAGTTGTATATCGCCACGGTCCTGATCGGTGCAGGCGTCATCAGCATCAGCGCCAGCGCCATCACTGATCAGCGCCTCAATGAGGATTACTGCGGTCTGATGCGTGATGGCGTGACAGGGATTCCAACAGCCCCAATGCAGGCGCAGGTTCAACAGCTCATTGATCATTTACGCGCGGAAGTGGATGGCATTGAGCAAGGCAGCGAAGTCATGCTGATTTCCACCTATGACGCGGACGGTGACGGCGTGGTGGATGAGGCTGCGGCGGCGCCATGGAGCGGTATAACGGGCAAACCCGACACGTTCCCGCCGTCCGCACATAACCACGACGACCGCTATTACACCGAAACCGAAACGGATACCAAGCTGGCAGGCAAGGCTAACAGCAGTCATACTCATAGCAAAGATCAGGTGGGGCTTGGAAATGTGGACAACACAGCTGACGCGAATAAAACCGTATTGGAAGCCAACAGGTTAAAGGTAAGAACAACAAGCAGTCTGGTTGTTACCGGCGGCAGCGGGCTATATTATTATCCCGCCAACGCACAAGACTTGCCACCAAACAATCAGGACGGACTTTTACTGTTTATCACTTATGGTGCTTGGGGCGGACAGCTCGCTTTCCCAACGGGCGGAGGCGTGTACTACCGCTACGGCACGACAACTTTCAGCGCATGGAAAAGACTTGACAGCTAAGGAGGATTCAACATGGTTTACTATTTCAGTTTGGCCGGAGACCAAGAGCGGATCAACTGCCTGCGGCCGGAGGACGAGATCGCAGACCTGCCCAACTGGTTTGCATGCGGAGAATTTGACAACATGGAGGCTGCGGAGCAAGCGCTGTTCCCGCTCGGATTGTTTGACGCGCAAGGCTGCGCGAACTACAAGCTGGCAGACGGTACGCCAGCCCTACGCACAGAGGCGGAGAAAGCGGAAGAGACCGCCGCGCGGCCCGCGCCGGAGCCGACGCCGCTTGACCGGGCGGAGGCGCAGGTTGCCTATACCGCCATGATGACAGACACGATGCTGGAGGGTTAAGCATGTACGACAACATTAAAAAGTGGTATGACATGGGCTTGTGGAGCGCCGCACAGGTGCGGCAGGCCGTCATCAAAGGAGTTATCACGGAGGCACAGTACAAAGAGATCACCGGGGAGGCGGAAAGTGTATGATGATTTTCAAAGGCAGAAACCGGGTGACCTCCGGCTTTCGACTGGCAGCCCGCCCGAGCCACAACGGCATTGACCTTGTGGGGGACGACGACAAGACGGTACACGCCGTCGCGGGCGGCACGGTGGGCTTTGCGGGCATCGCATCCAAAAGCGCGGGCGGCCTGACGTGGCAGTGGGGCTATTATATTCGGGTGGACGGCAACGACAACCGCAAATATTACTACTGCCATTTGGCGGCCGGCAGCTTGCTGGTGCGCGTGGGCCAGCGCGTGCAGGCGGGAACGGCGCTTGGCACGATGGGAAACACCGGGTACAGCTTCGGCGCGCACACGCATTTTGAAGTGCGCAACGCCTATGGCACACCGATAGACCCGGCAGGCTATGCAGGCGTGCGGAACGCGGTTGGTACTTATACCGATACAGAAAGCGAGGACGACAACATGAAATTCCTGAAGGTGACGAGCGGCAAATGTGAGGTGTTCACCGCGCCCGATGTGAATGCGGTGGACAAGGCCTATAACGGCGGCAAGCTGATCGAGGGGACATGCTATCCGGTGCAGGCCGAGGTGGACAACTCCGGCGGGTACAGCTGGGTTCGCATCTTCGTGGCGGGAGTGCAGCGTTACGCCGCCGTGCTGGCCGACCGCTGCCGGTTGGTTACGCTTTCCCCGGGAGAC